CTACAAAACTATTTTCCCAGACGTTGCCCTGCAAGCAGATTCCAAGGCTGCTGGACGCTGGAGCACCAACAAGGGAGGCGACTACTTCGCTATCGGGGTTGGGGGCGCGGTTACCGGTAAAGGTGCCGACCTGCTTATTATTGATGACCCCCACTCCGAACAGGAAGCTGCCTTAGGAGAGACCAATCGGGAGGTCTACGACCGGGTGTACGAGTGGTACACCTCCGGGCCTCGGCAGCGTCTCCAGCCGGGGGGCTCTATTATAATAGTGATGACGCGCTGGTCTAAGCGCGACCTCACGGCGCAGGTGATCAAAAGTTCGCTGACGCGTGGCGGTGAGGAGTGGGAGGTAATTGAGCTACCTGCCATCATGCCCTCGGGTAAACCCTTATGGCCGCAGTTCTGGTCTCTAAAAGAACTTCAGGCGCTTAAAGATGAGCTGCCGGTTCACAAATGGGACGCCCAGTACATGCAGCAGCCCTCCGGTGCCGGGGGCTCTATTATTAAGAGGGAATGGTGGAAGGAGTGGGAGAAAGAGGACCCACCCGAGGTTGACTATATTATTCAGTCGTGGGACTGTGCCTTCTCTGCCAAGGAGCGAGCGGACTACTCCGCGTGCACCACATGGGGCGTGTTTAATAGAGAGAATGAGCACGGAGAGAAAGCCGCTAATCTGATACTGCTGGACTCGTTCAAAGCGCGGATGGACTTCCCCGACCTGAAGAAGAAAGCGCTTGAGCTATATAAAGAGTACAACCCAGACACCTGCATAATCGAGGCTAAAGCGTCGGGCACTCCTCTGATTCAAGAGTTGCGTGCCATGGGTGTCATGCTTTCAGAGTATACTCCGTCAAGAGGCTCTAGAGCGGCAAGTAATGATAAGATAGCGCGCGTGAATTCCATAGCAGATTTGTTTGCAAGTGGCGTAGTATGGGCACCGCAGACCCGTTGGGCTGATGAAGTCATCGAGGAATTCGCATCTTTCCCTGCCGGAGAGAACGATGACTTGGTAGACTCCTGCACACAAGCCCTAATGCGGTTCCGTCAAGGTGGGTTTATTAAATTACCAAGCGACGAGAAGGATGCGGAAGAGTATTTTAAATCTCGTCGCCGCTTAGCATACTACTAAAGGCTAAAAATGGCTGTAAATATGGATAAAGGCTTGTATTCGGCTCCGGTTGGGCTGGATGCACTGGGTGATACGGGTGAGTCTGTCGATTTTGAGCTGGAATTGCCCGATTTGACGGACGAAAACGACGTGGATGTCGAGATTTTGCTCAGCGAGAGTGAAATTGACACCGAAAATGAGGATTTTGACTCAAATTTGGCCGAAAATATGTCGGAAAGCGAGCTTTCGAGCATCGCGGACGACATCGACGAGCTAGTAACGGCAGATATTAATAGCCGCAAAGACTGGGCGGACTCCTATGTAAAAGGTTTGGAGGTGCTTGGACTCAAATATGAGCAGCGCACCGAGCCTTGGGACGGCGCATGTGGGGTGTTTTCCACCGTTTTGACCGAAGCAGCTATTAGATTTCAGGCCGAGACGATTATGGAGACCTTTCCCGCGCAGGGACCGGTTAAAACCCAGATTGTTGGCGAGATTGACGAGCTTAAAGAGGAAGCGGCGGATCGTGTCAAAGATGACATGAATTACCAATTGACCGAGAAAATGACGGAATATCGCTCAGAGCATGAGCGGATGTTATTTAGTCTTGGTCTTGCCGGTGCAGCGTTTAAAAAAGTTTATTTTGATCCGTCATTAGATCGCCAAGTATCTTTGTACGTCTCTGCTGAAGATTTAATTATGCCTTATGGGGCGTCGAATCTTCAGACGGCTGAGCGTGTTACGCACATGATGCGTAAAACCAAAAATGAAGTGCGCAAGCTCCAAGTGGCGGGGTTTTACCGTGATATTGATCTTGGAGAGCCTGTCAATATCGCAACCGATATTGAGAAAAAGAAAGCCGACGAGCAAGGCTATTCTATTACAGACGATGACCGATATCAGACTTGCGAAGTCCATATCGACTACGACTTGCCGGGATATGAAGATCCAGATGAGATCGCCCTGCCATATATTATTACCTATGAGCGCGGGACTCGGAAAATTCTAGCTATCCGTCGAAACTGGAACCCAGACGATGAAAAACGACTCAAGCGCCAGCACTTCGTGCAGTACAACTACATCCCCGGCTTTGGGGTGTATGGCATGGGGCTCATCCATATTATTGGTGGGTATGCTCGCGCAGGTACTTCTCTTATCCGTCAGCTTGTTGATGCTGGCACTCTATCTAACCTGCCGGGGGGTCTGAAGACCAGAGGGCTGCGGATCAAGGGTGACGACACTCCCATCTCCCCCGGAGAGTTTAGGGACGTGGATATTCCTAGCGGGGCGCTGAAAGACAACGTGATGCCCCTGCCGTACAAAGAACCTTCGATGGTTCTGTCCGGTCTGCTAGATAAGATCACCGAAGAAGGTCGCCGACTTGGGGCGATCAGCGACATGAACATCTCCGACATGAGTGCAAATGCACCCGTCGGGACCACGCTTGCTCTATTAGAGCGCACCCTCAAAACCATGTCTGCGGTGCAGGCACGGGTGCACTATTCTATGAAAGAGGAGTTCAAGCTCCTCAAAGCAATCATTCGGGACTACACCCCGCCGGAGTACAGCTACACGCCAGACTTCACAACTGACCGCAAGGTCAAGCAGTCTGACTATGACATGGTGGAGGTCATCCCCGTGTCCGATCCGAACTCGTCAACCATGGCGCAGCGGATCATGCAGTATCAGGCGGTCATACAACTCGCCTCTCAAGCCCCTCAGATCTACAACCTGCCAAACCTGCACCGGCAGATGATCGAGATCCTTGGTATTAAGAACGCCGAGGACTTGGTTCCAGTTGAGGATGACGAGAAGCCTCGTGATCCCATCAGTGAGAATATGTCCGTGCTCAAGGGCAAGCCTGTGAAGGCGTTTATTTACCAAGACCACGACGCACATATTGCGACGCACAACGCGTTTATGCGTGACCCGATGATCATGCAGCAGATGGGACAGAACCCTCAGGCCCAGATGCTCATGGCGTCCATGCAGGCTCATATTGCAGAGCACCTTGGGTTTGCATACCGCAAGCAGATCGAGGACCGGTTGGGCGTGCACATGCCCGCACCTGACTCAGATATGCCCCCTGAAGTTGAGGTTCAGTTGTCGCGGATGGTGGCTCAGGCCAGTCAGCAGCTCCTCCAAATTCACCAAGGTCAGGCAGCTCAACAACAGGCGCAGCAAGTGGCACAAGATCCCCTCATCCAGATGCAGCAGCAAGAGTTGCAGATTAAAGCCCAAGATGTGCAGCGCAAGGCTCAGAAAGACCAGACTGACGCTAGGATCGCTGCGGCAAAACTGCAACTTGAGAAGGATCGGATCGGAGTTGATGCGCACATCCGGGCCGCACAAGTTCAGACGCAGGCTAATCGCCCACCACCCGCACCGCCACCAAGGAAATAAATGGACGAACGGATATACAGGTATCTACGGGAACGCAGCCAGAACAGACGGGAGATCATCATAGACTTCCTAAGTTCTGGTGGCGCTAAAGACGTTGCAGAGTACCGCGAAGCGGTTGGAGTCATCAAAGGTCTACTCCAAGCAAATCAAGACCTTGAGGAACTTTTTGATCGGATGAAGGAATTTGAGAATGAATGATGCTGTGGATCTGTCGCTGATACTTAATAAGACCGAAGAACAGAAAGCTACCCAGCTACCCCAACCCAAAGGCTATAAGATCCTTGTGACATTGCCTGACATTGACGAGGAATTTGAGAGCGGAATTCTCAAACCCTCTCAAGTCGTGTATCACGAGCAGCTTCTCTCCAACGTGTTATTTGTGGTTGAGCTAGGCGACATGGCGTACTCCGACACCACCCGGTTCCCCACGGGTCCGTGGTGTGAGAAAGGCGACTTTGTCATGTGCCGCGCCAATACGGGTACGCGGTTCAAAATCCATGGTCGAGAGTTTCGTCTAATTAATGATGATTCCGTAGAAGCGGTTGTTGAAGATCCCCGTGGCATTAGCCGCGTAAATTAAGGAGATGTCCATGGCTGAAATGGAAAAAGACGATTTTAAGTTCCCCGATGAGGTGGAAGTTAATGCAAAAGACACCAAAGATGAGAAAATCGAATTTGAAATAGAAGATGATGAAACCGCGCCGGTAAAAGTAGAAGTTGTCGATGACACCCCTGCCGAGGACCGTGGGCGCAAGCCGATGGAAGAGGAACCGGATGAGGTTACCGATGAGGAGCTTTCCCGGTATAAAGACACTCGCCTGCGGGATCGCCTGTCTCACCTGAGTAAAGCCCGTCACGAGGAGCGCCGCCAGAAAGAGACCGCGTTACGCGAGCGGGAAGAGGCTATTAGTATTGCGCAGCGGATTTTGGCTGAAAATGAGCAGCTTAAAAATTCGATGGGGAATAACCACAAGGTTATTCTGGATCAGGCAAAGACGGTTGCCGATCAGGAATTTGTCCAAGCAAAGGCTCAATTCAAAGCCGCATACGAGTCCGGTGATGCGGACGCGCTGGTTGCCGCACAGGAGGCATTTACCAACGCAAAGCTAAAATCTGACCGAATTGAGGCAGCGCGACAAAAATCTTTGCAAGAACGAGAAAATGTGGTACAAAGTCAACCACAGCCTCCAAATCCTGCGAGGGAGGTGCCGGTCGATGAAAAAGCTATGCGTTGGAAAGACCGTAATAGTTGGTTCAATAAAGACCGGGAAATGACTGGCTTCGCTCTCGCAGTGCACGAGAAGCTAGTTGAAGAGGAAGGGGTTAATCCTCAGTCTGACGCATATTACGAGCGGATCGACGCCCGGATGCGTGAGAAATTCCCCGAGAAATTTAGTAGTCAGCCCAGACGGTCGAACGTAGTGGCCCCGGCAACACGCAGCACCGCGCCAAAGAAAATCGTGCTGAAGTCGAGTCAGGTTAACTTGGCGAAACGTCTCGGAATCCCGCTTGAGCTTTATGCCAAGCAAGTCGCTCTGGAAATGCGGAAGGAACGTGCCTAAATGAAATTGAACCAACAGAATCGTGATGACCGTGACATTGCATCCCGCGTAGCTGCGGAGCGTCCAAAGCAATGGGCACCGCCAACACTGCTTCCTAATCCCAAACCGCAAGACGGCTGGGCTTATCGTTGGATTCGTATTTCGACCCTTGGGCAGAACGATCCGACTAATGTCTCCGCAAAATTCCGTGAGGGCTGGGAGCCGGTGCGTGCGGAAGACCACCCCGAAGTCCACGTTTATGGCGAGTCCGACGCTCGCTTTAAAGACAACATTGTGGTCGGTGGGTTGATGCTTTGCAAAACACCTACTGAATTTGTCGAACAGAGGGATGCTTACTTCCAGAAGCAAACCGAAGGTCAGATGAATTCAATTGATAGTAATTTCATGCGCGAGAACAATCCGAAGATGCCTCTTTTCAAAGAGCGGCGCTCTGAGGTGAGTTTTGGCAAAGGTACTTAAATTTTTTGGAGTCTTAAATGGCTTATCCAGTTGTTGACGCGCCCTACGGGCTAAAGCCGATCAATTTGATCGGTGGTCAGGTTTTTGCGGGGTCCACCCGTGAGTACCCGATCACTAATGGTTACAGCACGGCAATTTTCTACGGTGATTACGTAGGCTTGTCCCGTGGTGAAATCGTCCGTCTGTCTGTGTCTACGGGCACCGCAGGCAACCAAACTGGCATCTTTTTGGGGTGCCGTTATACCAACCCCGTTACTAAACAGTTGACTTTTGCACAATACTGGCCCGCATCAACTGCGGCTGGTGATGCAGTAGCTATTGTTGCTGACGATCCTGACCAAGTGTTCAAGGGCGTTGTTTGCTCTGCTACTACCGTTGTTGCTTCTGGCGCTCGCGCCATGATCGGCCAAAACTTGGCTATGATCAACAACACGGGTAGCACTGCAACCGGCAACTCCAAGAACGCTATCTTGGCTCCTAATGATACTCCCGCCACCACTTCGTCTTTGCCCGTTCGCGTGCTTGGCTTGGTGACTGACACGGCTGTTTCTCTGGGAACTGCAACCTACTCCAGCATTTCGACTGCTACCGTGACTTGTTCGGCTTTGCCGTTCGCGTTGCCAGTGGGTACTGATGTTGGCTCGATAGACTCGAACAACAATTATGTTTCTTCGGGTTCTTTTGTTGACACCGCCGCTTCTGCCGGTGCTACCTCGTTTGTTTTGAACCAAGCTCCTGTTGCTACTTTGAACTCAACTATTGTGTTCATTCAGTACCCAGAGATTCTGGTCAAGATCAACTTTGGTCAGCATCAGTATTATGCTGGCACCAGCATCGCCTAAGGAGTAACTTAAAATGGCAATTTCACGCGCCCAACTACTTAAGGAACTCCTGCCGGGGCTTAATGCTCTGTTTGGTTTGGAGTATGCCCGCTACGGCGAAGAGCACAAAGAGATCTATGAGACCGAGACCTCTGAGCGTTCTTTTGAAGAAGAGACCAAGCTTTCGGGCTTCAGCGCAGCGCCTGTGAAGGCTGAAGGTTCCGCCATTGCGTACGACAATGCACAGGAAGCTTGGACGGCTCGCTACAACCACGAAACCATCGCAATGGGCTTCTCGGTTACCGAAGAAGCAATGGAAGACAACCTGTATGACAGTTTGTCCAGCCGTTACACCAAGGCGCTGGCCCGTGGTATGGCTTACACCAAGCAGGTGAAAGCTGCGGCTGTTCTGAACAACGGGTTCTCTTCTTCCGTTACTTATGGTGACGGCCAGCCTCTGTTCAGCACTGCTCATCCGCTGATCTCTGGTGGCACTAACAGCAACCGCCCATCGACCGGCGCTGACCTGAATGAGACCTCGCTTGAGGCCGCAGTCATTCAGATCGCTGCGTGGACCGATGAACGTGGTTTGCTGATCGCTGCTAAGCCTAAGAAGTTGATCATCCCGCCAAACCTGATGTTCGTTGCTACTCGTCTGTTGGAAACCAGCCTGCGTGTTGGAACCACCGACAACGATATCAACGCGCTGAAGAATAACGGTTCGATCCCTGAGGGTTACACCGTTAACCACTTCTTGACCGACACGAACGGCTGGTATTTGACTACCGATGTTCCAAACGGTCTGAAGCACTTCGTCCGCGTCCCACTGTCCACTTCAATGGACGGTGACTTTGATACGGGCAACGTGCGGTACAAGGCACGCGAGCGCTATTCGTTTGGTGTCTCGGACCCGTTGGGAATGTTTGGATCGCCCGGATCGAGCTGATCTAGGCTAGGAAAAGGGGGCCAAAAGCCCCCTTTTCTTTTTTATATGTATGTGTTATAAAGCGGCATACCTAGACCACCCGACTTGCTGACTGACTAGGCAGACTTCCCTCAAGAGACAGCAAGTTTTGATTTGAGGATTTTATTATGGGTTTCGCTACTCACCTTGGCCCTTGGTTGCTTGGCACGGTTAAAAACACCACCGGCACCACGGCTGGCACGATTCAGAATCTGGGTTCAACGACTGTTGCTCAGACTGGAACCATGACGGTTAACACCACTACCGCTACTACCTTTGCCGTTATCCCGGCTGGTGCCCAGATCACCAATATCTTCTGTGATATCACTACGGCGTTCTCTGGAACTACGGGTAACACGATTACCATTCAAACCGCTGGTGGCACTTCGCTGGCTACGGTTGGTGGTGCAACTACTACCCCTCTGGCTATTGGCCGTGCAACGACCACGCTGTCGGGCACCAACATGGCTACGCTTCTAAACGTCGGCTCTACGGATCTGATCCTTCAGGTTATCTATGCCTGTGCTGGAACGGCCAGCGGTGGCGCTGCACAAATTACCGTGCAGTACATCGTCAAAGGTTCTGACGGCGTGATGTATCCTTCTGTACAGCAGAACTAAGTAGGGGGCTGCTATGCAGCAAACTGATGTAAAGAGCGCTCATCGTAGTACTGCTGGTTCGTATTACGCAGGGCGTACACGCTTAAAAAGTTTTGTTGTTACGCCCGCCGTATCTACTGCCGCTACATTTGAAATTCGTGATGGCAGTGCTTCCGGCGCGGTTTTGTTTACGATGGATATTGCGAGTCTTGGCACACCAAACTCTACTTATATCCTTGTACCCGGAGAAGGGATTTTGGCATCCACTGGACTGTACTTAACTTTAAGTACAGGTTCAGTTACCGGGATTACGGTGTTTTATGGCTAAGTCCCCTGCATGGCAACGCAAAGAAGGCAAAAATCCTGAAGGCGGGTTGAACGCCAAGGGTCGAGCCTCTTACAACGCAGCCAACCCCGGTAAGCCGGGACTCAAACGCCCCCAACCAGAAGGCGGCTCTCGCCGTGATTCTTTTTGTGCTCGGATGTCGGGCATGAAGAAAAAACTCACTTCTGAAAAAACCGCTAACGATCCAAACTCTCGGATCAATAAGAGTCTTAGAGCTTGGAAATGCTAGATCTTCACATTGCTTGGTCCGCGTTCCTAACTTTGTTTTTAGGGGCGATGGGTTTTTTCGTTAAAGAAAAATTTAGCGAGCTGACACGCATCACTATTCTTTTGAACCGTACAAGAGAAGAAGCGGCACGTGATCTTGCTACTAAAGCAGAAGTGGATAAGGTTACGCTCCATATTGACCAACGCTTCAATCGCCTTGAAGCAAAGATTGATCAGCTTATACAAGCGAGGAAATGATGGCTTCCGGTAGAAAACAAGTGAAGTTTAAGAGCGGCGGTAAGATTAAGCGTTACGTCGAGGGCGGCTCGCTAGAAATGATTACCGGCGAAAAGCCAAGCGGTCGTGAATACAGCGCCGAAGAAGTTAAGGAAGGTATCAAAAAAGGTGTAGGTAAGTTACGGAGTCTTTTTGGTTTTGGTGACGAGGAAGCCCCCGCCACTGAATCCAAGCCTGCCGCCACTGAATCCAAGTCTGACGCCGCTTCTGCAAGAACTAGGTCTCTGGGAAATGGGGCATCTTCGGCTTCCTCTGCTCCAGCCACAAATCCAGAACCCGTAAAGTCTGAACCCGCAAAAACTGAGCCTGCAGGCAGGATTCCTAAGAATGCAGCTTCGTCATCCACTTCTGGACCGAGTGTCGCCCAACAAATGATAGACCGGGAGAAGGGTGGACCAAACGCAAGACAAAACTACGCACAGGGTTTAGCAGCAAAACCGGAATACGAAAGTTATTTTTACGGACCAGATCACATTGAAGCAAAGGATGTTGGCAAAGTTAGAGAAATGTCATTTACATCCCCCGGAAATGCTAGAAAGGCAGAAAATTACCGTCAGTCTTTGATGTCGAGCAGCAAATCTGCATCCGCACCAAAATCTGGAAGAACCAGATCTGTTTCTGCTAAGAATACTCAGGATATGGAAGCGGGCACTTCGCGTGGTAGTCGATCTTCTTCCGATTCCTCTACGGGGAATACTCGGGATATGGAAACGGGCACTTCGCGTGGTAGCGGGTCATATCCTGCTTCCCCCGCAGACATCCCAAGCACGCCTACAAAAGGGAAGTTCACCGGGGAAAGAGTTGATAACTCTAATTTAGCCGCAAGACAAGCTGTTCAGATGTTGATGGGTTTGCCAGCGGTACGTGGTTTAGGTACGGCAACTCGTGGTGCTCTGGGTTTAGCCCGTATGGTCGGCAGATCTGCCCCTGAAGCGGAAGGAGTTGGGACTGGCAAAATGCCTGAGGCTAAACCAGATACAGTTTCTAAAAGACCTGCGGTCGAGCGGGTTAAAGAAGCTGATATTATGGGGCCACCATCCTCCGCAGCCCCGCCAAAATCTCAAACCTATGCGGAGCAAATGGGGTTGCGTGAAACTCCCGCAATGGAGAGGGCGCGTAAAAGAATATCGACTGAATCTCCTACTGTAGCGGGGGCGCGGCAAGCCGCCGAAACCGCGAAGCGTGAGCAACGAGCCGCCGCAAATAAAAGCCAAGCCGAAGATGCCATGTCGGCGGCAAATAAACGCGCCCAACAAACTCGTGCAAATGAAAGCCAAGCCGCTGACGCTATGGCAGCAGCAAGTGCTCGCGCACGGCAGACACGTGCAAATGAAAGCCAAGCCGCTGACGCTATGGCGGCGGCAAGCAAACGCGCTCGGCAAACCCGTGCTCGTCAGCGTAGTGAGTCAATTCCTGAGAAAGATCGTCAACCCGGCTTCTTGCAAGAGTACATCTCTGGTCGGGCTAAACAACGCAACCGTGCCAAAGATCTTTCCAATGATGGCTTACCTGCTCGGTACGAGAACAAAAAAGGCGGCAAGATTCCGTCTTTTAAGAAAGGTGGTGTAGTTGGCCGTGCAGATGGCTGCGCTCAGCGCGGCAGAACCAGAGGTAGGATGGTGTAATGCCTAGCACTAGCAAAAAACAGCATAATTTTATGGAGGCTATCGCCCATAGCCCCAGTTTTGCCAAGAAAGTTGGCGTACCCCAGTCCGTGGGCAAGGACTTTGCAGCGGCTGATAAAGGTCGCAAATTTAAAGGTGGTGGTGAAATGGCTGAGTCCAAAGCAATGATTGGCAAAGAGATGGCCTTCATGAAAAAGAAGGGCGCTCCTGCTTCCATGATGAAACACGAGAAAGCGGAAATGAAAGGCTACTCTAAAGGTGGGTTTACCCGCGCTGCGGATGGTTGCGCCACTAGGGGCAAGACCAAAGCCACGCAGATCAAGATGGCTGGCGGCGGGAAGTGCTAAGATGATGTCCAGTCGCGGGATGGGCGCTATCAGCCCATCTAAAATGCCGGGAAAAAAGGTTATCAAACGT